AAGGGCGAACGCGAACGCGACCATCCCTCGCGCATGCCGCCCCCCGACGAGTTCTGGCACTGACTGCGGAAAGCCACAAAGGGCACAAGGACCACAAAGGTCGATCCGGAGGTGACCGAGTTCCACTAACGGCTCTGGTTCTCGGGCGGTCTCAGACCGCGTCGTGCTCTTCTCCCTCTGCCGAAGGCTCGGCCGCGCGCTCCCGCCGGAAGTTGAAGAGCGTGCGCTCGTCGTGGCCGAGCTCGCGGGCCGCGGCGCCCAGGGAGGCCAGCGTGTTTTGCACGCAGCGGCAGGCAGCGCCTTTGGATTTGAAACCCAGGGCGGTCGCCAGCTCCTCGTACTCAAACTCGCAGACCACCCGGCCGACCGCGGCCAGCACGCGGCGGAGCCTGAGCTTCTGCAGCGGACCGAGCTTCAGCCCGCGCGATTGCTCGCCGTCACTGGCCGGCCGTCTCAGATAGTGCTGGATCGTTTCCGCGAACGCGGTCCCGGCCCGGACCACGCGCTTCTGGCCATCTCGCGCAACCACTGACATGGAAAAACTCCCCACCAGGAAAGGACTTGGGTTTGCTCTTGGCGAACGCCGCGCAACCACACAAGATAAGTGGGAAGTCGTTACGTAATGTTTTTGGATTCGGCCGCCTGAGAACCAGGCGGCTGGCTCCGACAAACCGCCCCGCGGCGGCTGATCCCCGCCAGGCGAACAGGACGTGAGCCGGCGGGGTGGGCTTTTTATGCCGCCGCGCACCAAGCGGCAATGGCAGTTTTCGGGGCCCCCCGAAAAAGCACGAAATCCGAATGACGAAGGAATGACCTCATGCTCTAAGCCCGAAACAGAGGCGGCGCTGGCGCTCTTGTTTCGTGCTTCCGGCTTCGTGCTTCCTTCCGGCTTCGTGCTTCCTTCGTGCTTCGTGCTTTGAATTTCAGTCCACGGAAGGACAAAAAATGCCCGCTCGGCCCGGCGGCTTTCGGCCACGCTCTTCCGTCGACGTAGTCCCGGATCGGCGGCTCGAATTTGTGCCGGTCCCCTCTTCGCGGGGCGACCTCGACGACTTGCTCCAGGAGCACTCCTACCTGGACTCTCTTGAAGCCACGGCCAACGCCGTCTGTGCGGCGGCCGTCCGCATGGCGCAGGCTGCCTGCGCGAAGAAGCTGGTGACCGAGGTCGACGGGCTGGAGGTCTCCTTCGCCGACCGGCGGAAAGCCATCCGGAACGCGATCACCACCTACGTCCAGATGCACCATGACGAGGTGTTCGGCGACGCGAAAACGGCCAAGTTCAATTTCGGCACGCTCAAGCTGCGGGGCAGGCCGCGAGGGATCGCGATCCGCGAGGGCCTGACCGACGAGGACGTGAAAGCGCGGCTCGACAAGCTGAGCGGGCTCTCGGGCAAGATCACCCGCTGGCTGGCCGGCAAGGTCTTCGCCCAACCGCTCGCGGTCTTTTATCGCATTAAATCGGAAATCAACTGGCAGGCGCTCAAGCCGGCCGTACTCGACGGCCGCGTGAGACCCCGGGACGCACACGCACTGGGTCTGGAGTGCTCGGGCGGCGAAGACGAGCTCTCGATCGACGTCGCCCAATGGACGGTTCAATCCCAATCCCGCATGCAGGCCGAGACCACCGAGTGAAGGACGATCCCCTGGATGGCCTGCTTGCCGACCGGACCGCGACCGCTGATGACGCGATTAAGTCAGTGCCCTGAAAAGGATTTCTCCCCGTGGATTGGCACCCCTACCTGCCGCACGTGGCGGCGGCGATTTTGGCCGCGCTGGGCGCGATCTTGGTGACGGGCATTCGCGGCGTGTTTTACCTGGGCGAGCTATCTGAGCACCAGAAACGCCGCGACGCGCAGATCGACGATCACGAAGGGCGGATCGGCAGCGTGGAGAAGACGGTGGTAATCCACGGGACACGCCTGAAACGGGTCGACCCGGAGGGCGAATGAACGAGTTTCGCGGAGTCTTTGAAGAGGTCGATCCCCGAGTCGCGCCCGCGGTGTGCTTGGGTGCGATCGCCTGCCTCGTCCTCGGCCTGCTGGCCTGGGGGCGGCGGAAAGAGATCGGCGGCGCGCTCGTGATTGGCTGCCTGTTCGTGTGCGTGCTGGCGGGGACTTGTTGGGACTTCGTCCGCCTGGCCGAGAAGCTGATCTATCGGCACCGGATGCAGATCCTCGCTCTGATCCTGTGCTGCGTCGCCGGCCACATGGTCTATGCGGGCCACTTGAGCGGCACCGACTTTCTGTTGATCGCCGTGGGGCCGCTCTTCAGTTGGATCCAGGGCCGCGGCCACGCCGGCGAGAAAGAAGCACTCATTAAGCAGCTCCAGGCCGTCCGCGGCTGGAGCTCGCCGTGATGATGAAGGTTTTTGAAATGGCTGACGCGAAAGCTGCGAACGACCGCCTGGATGAGCTGGCCGCGTTTTTGAAAACCTCCGGCCTGCTCGTGATCGCCGGATCGGCGATCGGCTTCTGGCTGTTGAGCTGGCTCAAGGGCGAGGCCGCGGAGTTGTTCCAGGGCCTGTGCTGCAACCTGGGTTTCGGCTGGTTTGCCTTGGACGAAGGTTGGGGCGCGATCAGCGTGGCCCTGATCGTCGCCGCGCTCCCCGTCTCAATTTTCTGGCTGGCGAAGTTTTTCGCCTGCCGCCAGCGGACGAAACCCCCTTCGATGCGGGAATTGCTCGCCCGAGGCGTCGTCGCGCTCGAGGCAGGACTCGCCCTGCACCCGGTACCGCCAGGAGGTGAGAAGAATCAGGCGGCCGCGACGGCCCCGCTCGAGCCCGGGCACGCCGCTCCGCCTCCGTCAGAACCGGTCGCTGCGGAGCATCACGCTTGAACGACTATTACGCGCTCTGCTGCGAGCACGTGGAAGAGGCCCGGCGGCGGTTTGCCCGTTGCCTGATGGGCCGCGCCTACGAGCCGAGTTTCGCGCAAGGGAAACGGGCCCACGAGCTGGCCGTCGTCTGGCTCGCACTGCTCGCCGCGGAGCATCCGGCCTGGGACGAGCGCGCGAAGCGGCAAATCGAAGGCCTGGCAGCCGACTGGATCCTCGACCAGCTGCAGATCAAAGGAATTCGCCGGCTGCCGATGAAGGTGTTCGTCGGCGCCGTGCTCGATGTGCTGCTCGAATGGGTCATTCGACGCGCGCGGGCCCAGGAGCTGCCCGGCGGCTCGGAACGGATGTTCGGCGGCAGCGTCAACGACGCGTTGGTGCGGTTCGCGGCCGAAATTCGCGCCGGGGCGGCTGTCAATGCGTAAGGTTCTCGTCGCCGTCGCGCTGATCTTCGCCTTTCACGGCTGCCTGCACGGCATTGGCGGCGGCCGCGCGCGGCAGGCGGCTCGGAGCGCCAGCAAGTCGTACGACCGGGCGATCGCCAAACACCTGCGCGCCATGGCCGCCCAGATCGAGCGCGGCCGGCTCCGTGGCCAGGCGGAGGAACGGAACTGGCTGGCCCAGCGACTGGCGCCCGCCCGCGATCGGAGCTTTTCCGCCGTCTACCGCCTGCTCTGGCCCCATCCCGGCCGTCCCGACGAACGAAAAACCGCCGACGCCGCCAGGCGTCTGGCCAAGGGCTTTGAGTGATCCGCAGATTTCGCAGGTTCCGCAGATAAAGCGGACCACTGCTCCTAGGAAAACGACATGCGTGACGGTTACCGCGGGTATCGATTCGACCTCGAGGACCGGGCGGCGCTCGGCCGGCTGCCGGTCGCCTTGCATACCACAGTGACTGCCGGCCACTTCCAGGCTCCGGCGGTGATCAATCACCGGCCCTGGCTCGCGATCAAGGACCAGGGGCAGACCGAGAGCTGCATCGGCCACGCCGGCGCGACGGGCGTCCAGATCGACACCTATCTCGAAACCGAAGGCCGCGCGGCCGACCTCGATCTGTCGGCCTGGTATGCCTATCTGGTCGCACAAGTCGGATCGGGAACTTTCGGGCAGGACCAGGGCGCGGCGGTCGGCGGAGCGATCAGGGAGTGGCAAGAGCGCGGCTTCTGCCTGACGGCGCAGTGCCCCACGCCGGCGATTTACAGCAACCACCTCTCGCCGCGGGCGATCGAGGTGGCGAAAACGCACCGCCCGAGGCACCATTTCACGCCGATCCGCAGTTATGTCGGAGCGTTCAGATTTATCTCCTCGGGCCTGGGCGCTGTCCTCTTCGGCGCCCCGATCACGGAGGAGTATCAGCAATGCTCGGGCGTGCTCGAGGGGATGGGCGGACGCGAGCTGGGCCTGCACGGCCAGGTCGCAGCGGGCTATACATCCCGCCGCGATGCCAACGGCTATCCCTACCTCGACTGCCCCGGCTCGTGGGGCACGTCCTTCGGACAGGCCGGCTGGATCGAATACAGCCCGGCCGTCTTCGACCAGCTGCTGCGAGACCGGCGCTCCGTCGCCATCGGGCTGTCCAGCGTGCCGCCGTTCCAACCGCCGACGCGGCGGCTCGAATGGCTGCTCCGACACGGCGTTTTTTGAAAAGCTCGAAATCCGAATGACGAAACAAGCACGAAGCACGAATGTCCGAAACGGAGCCAGCGCGCGGGCCTTTGCCTTCGGGCTTCGGTCATTAGATCATTCCTTCGTCATTCGGATTTCGTGCTTTTCCGACTTCTGGCTCTGGCTCCTGCGCCGATTTCCCCGTTGGCACTTGCTCGCCGCCGCCGTGCTGCTGTTCGCCATGAGCGGCTGCTTCCGCTGGTGCGACTGCCAGGGCGACCAGGGCGAGGCCCTGGACCCGGTGCCTTCGGCAGAGGATGTGCAGCCGGAGCCTTCGCCCTTCCAACCGGAACGTCCTGAGCCGTTGCGGCCGCGGGAGCAGCCGCGCTGGCAGGGACAGCCAAAGCCCACGGCGGACGAGGATGATCGATCCGCGGCGGCCACGCCGCCGGCTCCGCCCTCAGGCCAGCCACTGGCGGCTCGACTGACTTCGACGAGCTCAGTCGAGTCGAGCTCGCCGAAGTCCACTAGTCACCAGCCACTCAAGGATGAATCCTATCGACTGCATCCGCCGCCCCATCCCGAGCTGGCCGATCCGGGGTCTAATTTCACGGGGGCCAAGGTCTTCGTCTGGCAGCAGGGCTGCCCAATCGGTGAACGATTGCTCGCCGACCTCAAGGCCAACCGGATCGGCTGGACCTGCGGGCCTGGCCCCGAGTACGACTTTTGGGAAGTCCGCGTGCCGGCGACCGAGTGGTGCCCAATCATCCGCTATTACGACCGCGGCCGGCTCCTCCCCGGAGCGGTCCGCGGCTATTGCGGCCCGCAGCAGCTCCCCGCGATCTACGCCAAACATCCGCACACCAACGAAGACGTCGAGCAATGGCGGAGTGACGCAGCCCCTGCGGGGCTTGCGGCGAGTGGCCAGCAAATGCCGCCCGTCTACGGGCAGCCGGTTTATGCGCCGGTCTACCGCTCCGCGCCCATTCAACGGCCGCCCTGCGGTCCGTACATCGGTGGGGTCTATGACAGCCATACGAAGGTCGGGCTGAATCTGGGCTTCGGCTTTTGAATCATCAAACCTTTGTGTCCTTTGTGCTCTTTGTGGCTCGGAAGTTTGAAACCACGAAGGACACGAAGGACACAAAGGAAATCGGAGCGAAACGAATGAATGCGATGGGCGAAGTAATGATCGAAGCGTTGAACGAGGAACACCCGGTCGACGCGGCGGCCGACGCGCACTGCGCGGCGATCAAGGCCGAGCGGCAATCGAAAGACGCGCTCACGGTCGTGCTGAAAGAGCAGGAGGCGATCAAGGCGCGAGTCCTCGCGTGTGACCGGGACCTGGCGCAGGCCTCGGAGCTCGTGTGTCAGACCGGCGCGAAGCTGCAGCAGGCCCGGGAAGCGGACGGCTTGCCGACGCGGCTGCCGGCGGCCGAGGCGCGGAGCGAAGGGGAAGACGCCTGATGCAGAGCGGCGCCACGGTCTCCGGCCCATCACTCGACGGCTCGCTCGTCCAGATCGACAGCGCGCCCGAGCCGTGGGCCTCTGCGGCGAGTCTCACGCCCGCGGCAAACCGCGAATGGGCCATGGCGGAGTCGATCCGCTTCTTTGATCAATGTCAGCCCGGGCACGCTGAGCAGCTCCAAAAAATGCTGCCCACGCCGTGCTCGCCCAGCGGGACCGGTCCGGCGACCCATTTTCTCTGCTGGTGGCGGGCGAAGCTCTCGCTGATCGAGGCGGCGATTCGCTGGTGTCAATCGCAGACTGACCCGCGCTACAAAACGCACATTGTCGAACGGGCCGCGTCGCGTGAGGCGTTCCTCGCCAGCCGCGGATTGAAGGTGATCGGTGAGTAGTCAGGGCCCGTTTACCGCGGGCACCGTCGTCGGGACCGGCATTGTCACCGGCAGCAGCGGGTCCTGGTCCGATCCGTCCGGGGCCGAGGGGAGTGGGTCGAGTCCCTATGCCCAATGGTCCACCACCGCGGGCTCGGATGGAATTTATTCGCCCGGGCTCATCTTTACCGGATGGAATGGCGGTGCGGGCTTCTCGGTCCCCACCGGGGCAACGATCGTCGGTTTCATCGCGTCAGTCACCAGGTCCGCCAACAATAGCAGCAGCAAGGAAAACGCGATAGACCACGACGCGGTCGCCTTCTTCGACACCGAGGGGACGACCCTGCTGGGAAGTAACCTGGCTTCCTCGGCTCTCTGGCCGCCCAGCCTGGAAACGGTTTCCTACGGCTCCAGCGCCGTCTGGCAGGGCTGGACGAGCCCGACCGTGGTCCAAGTCAACGATCCGGTGAACTTCGGTTTCGGCCTCGCGGTTCAGACAGGCGGCTCGTCGATCACAAGCACGCTGGTGGCGACGGTCGAAAGTTGCACGATGGAGTTGTACTACACGCTGGCGGCCTCCGCGGTGCAGCAACAGCTCGGTCTGCTGGGCATCGGCTGCTCGTTCGCCGTGGCCGTGGAGATCGCCCGCAACTTCGTCTTCTGCCAGCGCGGGCGGCCAGGAGGTGCGCGGGTCGACGGGACGCGGATGAGCTGCGCCCAGCTCCTCGCCGCCTGGCGGCGCCATCGCCGGCACAAAGTGCAAGTTTTCATTTAGAGATCGGGCCGCATGACGGAAGGAATTGCTGTTACTCCTGGATCGGGCGCGACGCTCGCCGCGGATCCGTGCACGGTCAACGGCGTGGCTGTCCTGGTCCCGCAGAACAAGATCGGCGTGGGGGGGCTGGGCAGCTATACCGACGTCTCGACGTCGAACCCGCTCCCGGTGCAGCAATCGGCCCAGACAACGGGCGGCTATACGCCGTATAAGCTGAACTCGGCGGCCTCCACGAACGCCACGAGTGTGAAGACCTCGGCCGGTACGATCGGCCTGGTCACGGCCAGCAACGTCAATGCGTCACCCCGCTACCTCAAGCTGTACAACAAGGCCTCCGCACCGACGGTCGGGACCGATACGCCGGTGCAGGTCTATCTGCTGCCCGGAAATGCCAACGGAGCCGGCAGCAACATCCCGATCCCGGACGAGGGACTCGCGTTTGGGACGGGAATCGCGTTCGCCGTCACCGGCGGAGCGGCCGACAGCGACACGACGGCCGTTTCGGTCAACGACGTGATCGTCAATTTGGGCTACGTCTGAGAGAGAGTGGCCAGTGGCCAGTGGCCAGTGGCCAGCCGGAGAAGGCAGGCTTCGCCTGCCGGGGTTTTTACTGGCCACTGGCCACCAGCCACTGCTCCATGGTTACTCACGCGATCGCTCTGCGACTCTTCACCTTGGCCGTGTCGGCGGCTTCCACGCTGCCGATCGACTGCCTGGCGTCGGTCGCTTCACACTCGACCATGTCGATCGAAGCGAAGGCCTCCCTCGCGCAGACGAAAACGCTGCCCGTCGAAAGCAATCTCTCGGTCGAGTTTGGGGCGACGCTGCCGGTCGAGAGTCTGCTGACGGTGTCGCCAGCGCTGGCGGTGCTCCCGATCGAGAGTGGCGGCGGCGTGCGGTTGCTGGTCGTGTTGCCGGTCGAGTTCGGGCAGACGACGGTCGCCGTATCGTCGGCGCCCGTCTTTGTCATCGAATGGCTCCTTTCGGCCGCGGCGAGTCAAACGGCACCGACACTGCCCGTGGAGTGGCTGGGGGTCGCCGACATCGTGCGGGCCGACGTGCTGCCGATCGAATGGTTTTTGACCGTCGCGCACCGGACGGCCGTGCTGTCGACCGAATGGCTGCTCTCCGCGCCGACAAAACCTGCGTTATCGGTCGAGTGGAGCGGCACGCTGACAGCCCTCTCGATCGCCCGCGTGCTGCCCGTCGAATGGTTGTCCCACGCCGCGAGTCGCGCGATCGCGCTGCCGATCGAAACGCGGGCGTCGACAAGCTCAGCCCAGGGGCTGGCGATTGAAGCGCTCTCGGCGGTCGCGCGCGTTGCCGGCTTGCCCGTGGAAACCGTTTTGCGGCTCGGCTCGCTCGCGGCATTACCAATCGAAACCAGGCGATCGCTGGCGTCAACCCTTGCGCTGCCAATCGACGCACGCGGACAACTGGCGGTCTTTTCCGCCCTCCCGATCGAAACGCGGGCTTCGACAAGCTCAGCCCAGGGGCTGCCGGTCGAAACGCGGGCTTCGACAGGCTCAGCCCAGGGGCTGCCGGTCGAGTGGGGGTCGAAGGCGATTGTCCAGGCTTCGTCCCTGCCGATCGAGTGGCGGGCTTCGACAAGCTCAGCCCAGGGGCTGCCGGTCGAATCGCGGCTGCAGCTCGCCGCGGCAAAGACGCTGCCGGTTGAAACGCGGGCTTCGACAGGCTCAGCCCAGGGGCTTCCGATCGAAACGCGGCTGCAACTGGCCGGGATCGTCGCACTGCCGATCGAAACGCGGCTGCAGCTCGCCGCGGCCCAAAACGTGCCGGCCGAGTGGCGCGCTTCGACAGGCTCAGCCCAGGGGCTGCCGATCGAAACGCGGCTGCAGCTCGCCGCGGCCAAGACGTTGCCGATCGAGACGCGATCGCAATTGGCGATCGTTCCGGGGCTGCCGGTGGTCTGGTATCTGCAGGTCGCGCCGCTGGTCGCCACGCTGCCCGTGGAGTTGCTGCGGGGCGTGATCAACGCGGGGGCCGTGCTCCCCGTGGAATGGTTTGGCGCTGCGATGCCCGACGTTTCGGGCGGCGTCTTCGTGCTCCCCCAGCGGGGCTCGGTCTTCGCGCTCGATTCCCGCGGCACGGTGTTCGTCCTCGGCAAGCGAGGAACCGTGTTCCGCATCTAGTGGAAAAGCACGAAATCCGAATGACGAAGGAATAACCTAAGCCCGAATGACCGAAACCAAAACCGGCGCGCCGGCACTCTTCCTTCGTGCTTCAGTGCTTCGTGCTTCCTTCGTCATTCGTGCTTCGAGCTTTTTGAGGGGAGACAGGGATGTCTTTGGCATCAACGGATCTGGTGTGGTACGGGTCGGCCGACATGGAGGAGGTCGATGGGTCGACCGCAGGGGGCGGGATCGACACGACGACGTTGATCGTCTTCAGTGATCCCACCACGGTCAACTCGCTGGGGACCACGCTCAAATACGTGTCGTCGAACGCCGGCGACACCACACAGAGTGTCACGGTCACGGGCCGCAGCTCGACCGGCTCGATCGTGACCGAGACGATCAACCCGCTCACCGGCACGATCGTGATCACAGGCACGGTCACCTTCGGGCGGATTTTGAAGGTGGTCATGTCGGCCACGGCGGTCGGCACCGTCTCGATCGAGCGGTCGACCGACGGCGACGTGCTGGCCGCGATGCCCCCGGGCATCAAGCAGGTCCGACGCTTATTCTACAACGTCTCGGCCGACGTCGGCTCGGGGAGCACCCGGAACTACTACGACAAGGCGTTTTTGAAAAATACGAACGGCACCAACGCCGCGCTGGGCCTCACGTTCAAAACCAACACGGACGTCGGCGGCGGGGCCGATTGCACGGTCGCCGTCGAGAGCAGCGTCGGCGGCAGCGGCACGAGCACCAACCGGCAGACGGCTCCCAGCGGCGTCACGGGGGCCGGCTTCAGCGACGGGCCGACCTCGATCTCGGGTACCGACCTCGCGCCGGGCGCGGCGGTCGGTATCTGGTTCAATCTCACCCTGACGGCCGGCCTGGCGGCCGACGTCACGACCTACACGCCGGAGGCGGATTGCAGCACGACGTGAGGCAGCGAAGCATGAAATCCAAATGACGAAGGAATGACCTAAGCCCGAATGACCGAAATAAAGGCGGCACTGGACTTCGGCGAGCTCAGTCGAGCCGCACTCTTCCTTCGTGCTTCGTGCTTCCTTCGTCATTCGTGCTTCGAGCTTAAGGAATTGCAATGTCCACACAAGTTCGCTTCAAATGTGTCTCCGCCCACAAGGTCGTCGAAGGCCAGAACACCTTTTACGACGCCAGGCTGCTGGCCGCTGCGGCCAGCGAACAGCCGGCCGGCCTGTTCATCGTGAAACCGGCCGGCAAGTTCGATCTCCAGCGGCTCGCCACGCAGCCCTTCGAGGTCGACAAGGAATACGTCATCACGATCGACGAGGCACCCGCGGCGGCGCCGGCAGCTCAGAAAGCTCCGGCAGCTCCCGCGGCCGCGTCTCCGACGCCGGCGAAATAAAAGCCGGAAAACCACGAAGGACACCAAGGACACAAAGAGAGTCCGAACTTTGTGCTCTTTCTGACCTTTGTGGTTACCACTTCGGGAATCGGAAATGGACTCCGTCGTCGCTCGTCGCCCCAAAGTGAAACACCCGGCGGAGAGCCTGGTCTATCCGATCGACGTCTCGCGGATCCTGCAGGCGGGGGTCACCGCGATCTCCGTGACGTCGTTGACGGTCTCCGGTCCTCCGGACGATGAGACGCCGCTCACCGTCGGCACGGGCACCGTGACGGTGGCCACGATCGAGGACGACGAGGACAACCCGATCGCCCCGGGCTTGGCGCTGCTCGCTCCGACCGCCGCGGGCACGGACAGCTTTGACTATCGGATCACGGCGATTTTTGTCGACAGCCAGGGCAACACGCGGGCCGGTGTGTGCGTGGTGCAGGTGCGGGCGGGAATTCCCTGAGAGAGCGAAGGAAGCACGAAGCACGAATGACGAAGGAATGACCTAATGTTCTAAGCTCGAAACAAAGGCGGTGCTGGAACTCTTGTTTCGTGCTTCTGGCTTCGTGCTTCCTTCGTCATTCGTGCTTCGAGCTTTTTAATCAGATGCCCAATTCGGCGCAGGTTTTCCGGCCATATGGCCCGGCTCGCCCCTCAGCCCTCGCCCGTCGCCCCTCCCCCGCGAAGCGGGGCTACGATGAGAAGTGGCGGCGGCTGGCGATCGCGTATCGGAAGGAACACCCCTGGTGTGAAAACTGTTTGGCTCGCGGCTCGACTGACTTCGGCGAGCTCGCGGCTCGACTGACTTCGACGAGCTCAGTCGGGTCGAGCTCGCCGAAGTCCGAAGTCCACGGCAGAAAGGTGCCAACCGGGGCGGTCGATCATCGCGTTCCGTTTCAATCGCTCGACGATCCCTTGAGGCTGTCATGGAAAAATTGCGAAGCCCTCTGCCGCTCGTGCCACGCCGAGAAGACGCACCGCGAGCGGCGGCGGGGAACGAACTCCGCGATGATCTTCCGGCAATCCGGCCGACGCGGGCCTTCGCCATCGTCGAGCTGAAGCGGCGGCTGCCCTTTTGGCGCGATCCGCGTCGACAATTCGTCGTGATGGGCGCCCAGGATGCACCGGAGGCGGTCGGGCTGGCCGTCGACGCCAAGTTGGCGATTGAGACGCCGGAGGGCTATGGATTGGCGCGGATCGAGGCCCATCCGTTCGACGACGCGAGCTTCATTGTCACGTTGACCTTTGCGGCCGCAACTGGCCACTGACCACCAGCCACCGGTCACTTCTTGATGACTCGCGGACGAAAACCCAAGCCGACGGCACAGCACAAGCGGGAGGGAACCTTCCGCCACGACCGGCACGCCGATCGGACCCAGGTGCCGTCTGGCGTCCCGGATCCGCCGGCGATGTTGTCCGACGATGCGGCGGAGGAGTGGCGGCGGGTGGTCGCTCTCCTGTCGGCGGCTGGACTGATTGCCCAGCTCGATCGCGGGGCGCTGGCGCTCTACTGCCAGGCCTGGTCGGACTATTGGGCCGCCAAGGCGATTGTTGAGGACGAAGGATGGACCGCCGTCGGGTCGACAGGAAACGTGGTAGAGCATCCGGCCGTCAAGGCGATGCAGCGGTCATGGGCCCAGGTCCTGCAGGCGGCGCGCGAGTTCGGCATGACGCCGTCGGCCCGCGCCTCGATCAAACTGCCGGCCAAGGAAGCCGCCGACGCGCAGGAAAAAGCGTTCTTCGGGGTCGTCGGTTAAAAAAGACGGTCGGTCGCAAACCGAAAGCGAGCGGGGGGCGTCAGCCCCCCGAGACTGCTGTCGACGACGCCGCGTTCATTCGCCCGAAGGTCGCCGGCTGCTACTTCGATGCGGCCGCCGCCGACCGGGTCTGTTTGTTCTTTGAAAACCTGCAGCACATTAAGGGCCGCAAGGCGCGCGAGCCGTTTAAGCTCGAGCCCTGGCAGCGGACCCTGGTCCGCCGCATCTTCGGCTGGAAGAACGCCGACGGCACGCGGGTTTACCGCTGCGTGTATGTCGAGGTGCCCCGCAAAAACGGCAAGAGCACATTGGCCGCGGGCATCGCACTCTATCTGCTCTTCTGTGACGGGGAAGAGGGGGCCGAGGTCTACAGCGCGGCGATCGACAAGGATCAGGCCGCGATCGTCTACTCGGTCGCGGCCGAAATGGTCGAGCGTTGTCCGATGCTCGAGCGGCGGTCCTTGCGGCTGAAGGGCGTCCGCCAGATCAACGTGCCGGCGACGGCCAGCTTTTACAAGCCGATCCCCGCGGACGACATGGGGGCCCACGGCTTCAACGCACATGGGATCGTGTGCGACGAGCTGCACACGCAGCCCAATCGTCACCTGGTCGACGTGCTCACCACTTCGACAGCCTCCCGCGACCAGCCGCTGGCCCTGTTTCTGACGACGGCCGGCAGCGACAAAACGTCGATCTGCTGGGAGTACCACCAGAAGGCGATCGACATCCTGGCCGGCCGCACCGAGGACCCCGAGTTTCTGGCGGAGGTCTACGCGGCGGCCCCGGAAGATGACTGGAGGGACGAAAACACGTGGAAAAAGGCCAATCCGAATTACGGCGTCTCGGTTTCCGAGCGGTACCTGAGGAACGAGTGCGACAAGGCCCAGAAAAATCCGGCGCTCGAAAACACGTTCCGCCGGTTGCATTTGAACCAGTGGACCGAACAAGAAACCCGCGTGATCCCCATGGACGCCTGGCGTCTGCGGATCGATCGCGGCCTCACCGTTGAGAGCTTGCGGGGACTGCCCTGCCGGCAGGGTCTCGACCTGGCCAGCACGCGGGATGTCGTCGCCGCGGTCAAGGTCTTCCGCCTCGGCCGACGGATGGTCTGGCTGCCCCGCTTTTGGCTGCCGCGGGACTCGGCGTCAAAACGGTCGGAGCAGGACAAGGCCCGTGCAATGAACTTCGCCGAGCGGGGGCTGATCAAACTGACGCCGGGCAACGAGGTCGATTACTTCACGGTTGCCGAGGACCTGCTCGCCGACGCGCAGACGTTTCAAATTCTGCAGACGGGCTTCGACGGTTGGAACGCCTCGATGTTGGTGCAGCATTTGGTCAACAGCGGCTACGCGGCCGACTCGATGATCAAGATGCCGCAAACCTTCGGGGTCTACAACGAACCGTTTAAGGCGCTCTTGGGAGGGCTCGAATCGGGCACGTTCGCCCACCCGGGCAACGACGTGCTCGATTGGATGGCCGAGAACACGGCCGGAAAGCAGGACCCGGCCGGCAACTTGAAGCCGGACAAGTCCCGGAGTGGCGACAAGATCGACGGCATTTCGGCCGGCCTGATGGGCTGGGCCCTGTGGATCGCCGCCGAAGCCGGCAAACCGGCCGGCAGCGTTTACGAAACAAGGGGAGTGCGATGCCTTGCTTCCTCGTCGGAGTCAAACGACCCTTCCGCGGAAACCGACCCGGCCGAGGAATTGTTCTTCGGTGGCGATCGGCCCTCGGTCTCCTGGGAAGACTGCGAGACGGGGCGCAACGGATAAACCCCAGCGACCTGCTGGCGCTCGCGGGCTTCGCCGGGATCGCGGCGGGAACCTGGCAGCTGTCGCACGCCTGGTCGTTGATCGTGTGCGGGTCGCTGCTGTTGTCGGCCGCGGCTGTCGGTGCGCTGCGAGGCGGGAAAAGCACGAAATCCGAATGACGAAGGAAGCACGAAGCACGAATGACCGAAGGGGTGCCAGCGCCGTGGCCTTTGTTTCGGGCTTCAGTCATTCAGCGGGTACCCGCGCTCCGTGGGTGCCTTCGTCATTCGGATTTCGTGCTTAGGAGCGATTCGTGGGATTTCTCAGTCGAATCTTGAGCGGCGGCGGCCCGTCGCGGCGCGCGGGGCTGCCCGGGCCGCTCGATCCCTATTGGTACAGCGACGTCGGCACGCGCTCCGGGTCGGGCGTGCTGGTGACGCCCGAGACGGCGCTCCGCCTGATCGACGTCTATGCCTGCGTCCGCGTGATCGCCGAGACGATGGGGAGCATTCCCAACCTGCTCTACCGCAACCTGGGCCAGGACGAGGAAGGGAACCCGCGGAAAGAGCTGGCGACCGATCAGGGCCTGTATCAGGTCCTGAAGAGCCGGCCGAACAACTGGCAGACGTCGATCGAGTTCGTGGAGATGATGACGGGGCACGTCTGCCTCCGCGGCAACGCCTACGGCGAAAAGGTCTGGGGATCCCGCGGCGCCGTCGACCAGGTGATTCCCCTGCATCCCGCCCGGATGCAGGTCCAGCAGCTCGACAACGGCCAGCTCCGCTACGTCTACCGCCGGCCGGACGGCAAGGAAGTCACCTACCGGCAAGACGAAATCTTCCACCTCCGCGGCTTCACCAGCGACGGGATGATCGGCATGAATCCGGTCCAGGTCGCCCGCGAGGGGATCGGCCTGGCGATTGCCACCGAACGCTTTGGCGCCCGCGTGATGCACAACAACGCCGTCCCCAACGGCGTGGTTTCTCATCCTGCCACATTAAGTGACAAGGCCTACGCCCGGCTCCGCGCGTCGATCCGCGATCAGACCGGCGGCGTCGAGAAGGCGGGCAGTTTTCTGATCCTCGAAGAAGGGATGAAGTGGCAGCAGATCGGGATGAAGCCCGAGGACCTGCAGTTCCTCGAGACGCGGCAGATGAATTTGCGGCAGATCGCCCGCCTGTTCCGCGTGCCGCTGCACATGCTGGGCGACCTCGAAGCGGGTGCGTCCTACGCCTCGGTCGAGCAGATGGGCCAGGAGTTTATCACCTACACGCTCTTGCCCTGGATGGTCCGCTGGGAGCAGGCGATTGCCAGGGACCTGATCGCCGACCCGGAGACCTACTTTTGCGAATTCGATGTCGACCGCCTGGCCCGCGGCGACATGGCCTCGCGCTACGCAGCCTATTCGGTCGCCCGGCAATCCGAATGGCTCAGCGTGAACGAAATCCGCGGCAAGGAAAACCTCAACCCCATCGAAGGGGGCGACGAGCATTCCAATCCAAATGTGGCTAGTGGCCAGGGGCCAGTGCCCGGTAAAGACGGACCGCCGGCTCCCCCGGCAGCTCCGCCGGTCCCCGGCAAGCCGGGAAAGAAAAAGCCCAAGCCGGACAAAAAGAAAAAGAAAGACGACGAGGAGAAACCGGACGGGGAAGCGTCGGCGAGGGGCGAGTCCGAGCCGCCAGCCTGGATGCAGATCCTGGCGAATGACGCTGCGGACCGCATCGCGACGGCTGAGTTGCGTGAAACCGAAAAACACGCCTCGAAAGCGGCCGCCGACTTGTCCCGCTGGAGCGCTTGGTCCCGCGATTTCTTTGTCGGCCATCTGTTCTATGTGACCAAGACCGTGTTGCCGCTTTGCGAGGCGGCCGGAATGGAAGACCCGAGGCAGACCGCCGAGGCGATCGCCGGCGCGATCTGCGACCGCCGAGCGAAGCTGCTCGCCGATGCCGCGGATCCGGCAGCGTTGATTTCGTCGACCTGGTCGGACCGCGGCCAGGAGTGTGGGGAGCTGATCCTCGTCCATCTGGTGGCGCGAAAGAATTAAACCTTTTTGCCGAAAAAGAACTCAGCCATCCGCTCGCGCTCGGTACGTGCAGCCGGCCGAAACGCCTCGTGCGATTGCTTGAGGGCCGCGATCTCCCCTTTGAGCCATTCGGCGGCCATGGCGTCGGGAAGATATTCTTTGCCCCTGAGGTCGAGAAGTTTGTAGCAACCCTTCCATCGGAGCGTGGCGCAGGTGTTGCCCAATGGCTCGAACGAAAACTGCAAGATGCAATCGGCCTCGCGGAGGACGCGATTCGTTTCGCTTTCCTTCATGACCGGACCCGATCCTTCTTATCCTTCTTATGGCACTGACATACTTGGCTCAGAACAGGATATGACACATGGATATTCCGCGCCACCTCATTCCTCCTGCTCCGCCTCGCGAATTCGACTCCGGCGAGACCTTCGATGTTTACTGGAAGCGTGAAGCTCCCCGTTGGGCAGACTACTGGGGCGGATGCCTGAATCGCGGCGAAACGCTGATTCCAACCCCATACGGTTTTTGCCGAGATTACTCGCATCGAACGGAATACGCATGGGGAGCTTTGTTTACAGGGCTTGTCATCGGGCTGTTGGTCGGGCTCGTTTTTGCAGGGATCGTCGTGTTCGATCGTCCGTCTACGCGGCCACCTGCGAATACGCTTCAGCATGCAATTGAGGATGTTGACCGCACGCATTTCGGTGACGGCATTTGAAACATGAGCGTTCTGAGCCAAGTATGTCAGTGCCCTTCTTATCCCCCATTTTCTTCGTGCCCTTCGTGCCCTTTGTGGTGACAAAGAGTTCTACCACCGAGGTACCAAGGTACCAAGTGAAAAACACACATGAAATATGAACGAATCCTGCGGGCCCTCAGCGCGACGCCCTGGATGATTCTGCCGGCGAAGCTGGAGGAGATCTTCGGCGTGGTCGAAGCTCGGGCCGCCGGCGTGACGCTCTCGGCCCGCGAGCTCAAACACTTTGCCGCGCGGAAGAAGAAATATACGGGGGTCAACGGCAACGTGGCCGTGCTGCCCGTCTACGGAACGATCTCGCAACGCTTCGGGCTGCTCACCGCCAGCGGGGGGACCTCAACCGACGAGTTCTGCCGGGCGTTCGACCAGGCCCTCGCCGATGCGTCGATTGGCGCCATCCTGGCCGACTTCGACACGCCGGGCGGCTCGGTTTTCGGAGTGCAGGAGGCGTTCAACAAAGTCTTCGCCGCGCGGGGTCAAAAGCCGCTGGTGGCGTCCGTCAACTCCCAGGCCGCCTCGGCGGGCTACTATCTGGCGTGCGCCTTCGACGAGATCGTGGTCACCCCCTCGGGGGAGCTCGGTTCGGTGGGCGTGATCAGCGCCCACGTCGATTATTCCGCGCAGAATGCAGCCGACGGCGTCAAGGTGACCTACATTACGGCCGGGCAATACAAGGCCGAGATGAACCCTGACAGCCCGCTGTCGGACGAGGCGAAGGCCTACGAGCAGTCGGTCATCGACGCCTACTATGCCGCGTTCGTCGACAGCGTGGCCCAGGGCCGCGGCGTGACGACCCGCGCGGTGAAGGCCGACTTCGGCCAGGGCCGCTGCGTGCTGGCCGCCGACGCGGTCGAAAAGAAGATGGCAGACCGGGTCGCCCCCTTCAGCCAGGTCCTCGCCGAGCTCAACGCGGCCGCCAAACCGCCGGGAACCGGCCGCCGCCCTGTTTCCGGGGCTCAGGTCGCGTTATTGCGGAAGAAGCTCGCCTTGCGGAAGTAGAGCAGCCACAAAGGACACGAGGAGCACAAAGGGGACATTTCGGGACATTCTGGCCTTCGTGTCCTTTGTGCCCTCCGTGGCTAAACTCCCCGGCACTCGCGCAACTTCGCCGCGACAAAATCTCTCGGCGTCGTCACCGCTTAGGTGCGTTCCCGCATTCCGTTGCGCAACCGTTCAAGAAGTGTGGATAGGCGAAGTTCGGCGCGACGCGGTAGCGAGCGCCACTCACGAGCCTTCGGCGAAAGCCATGATTTAAGCAAACATCAAAACGTCACGCGGTAGCGGGCGTGAAAGCGTCAATCGGTCTGTGATGCTGGCGTCGGTCGCTTTGACCGAAACGGCCAGCACCAACACGGACCCATCGACGCTTTCACGCCCGTTTCTTTTTGGCCCTCTCGGCGCCGCGCCTTCTTCGTGTCCTTCGTGCCCTTCGTGGTTTCGAACCACAAAGAACGCGAGGAGCACAAAGGGAAGCACAGATGAACCGCCTCGCCAAATTGCGGAATGATCGCGCGGCCATCGTGGCCCGCATGGAAGCCCTGCTCGACGCGGCCGACAAGGCGGGACGCGAGTTCTCCGCCGACGAGCAGAAGGATTACGACGAGCACGTCGCGACGCTGGCGTCGCTCGACGGCCGGATCAAGCGCGAGGAGGCGTTTCTCGAGGCTCGCGGCGCCGAGGCAACGGTCATCCGTTCGCTGGCCGGCGACGGCACTTCCCCCGCGGCGGACGAAACGGCCAACGGGCGTTCCGCGGTGGGCCGGGTGCACGACAACAGCCAGGACGATCCCACGCGGGGCTTCAAGTCGCACAAGGACTTTTTGCTGTGTGTGATGGCGGCCGGCCAGGGGCGCCGCCCGGATTCGCGCCTGCGGCCGCTCGAGGTGAGCGCGTCGGCCGGGACGGACGAGCAGCAAACGCAGTCCGAACAGTACGGCGGCTACCTCTCGCCCGAGGCGTTCCTGCCCGAATTTATGGTGATCGACCCCGAGGCCGATCCGACCGGCGCCACGACCAAAGTGCCGATGCAGACGCCCGTCGTGAAGCTCCCGGCCCGGACCGACAAAAACCACACGCAGAGCGTCACCGGCGGTCTGCAGTGGAATCGACGCGAGGAAACCGGCGCGGTCGTTTCCAGCTTGATGCAAATGGAGCAGATCCGGATGGAAGCGATGAGCCTGTTTGGGCTCTCCTTCAGCTCGGAGGAAGTGCTCGTCGATTCGCCGATCAGCTTTATCGCCATTCTGGAGCAGGGTTTCAGCCAGGAACTCACGGCCCACATGGTGAACGAGAAGCTCAACGGCACGGGCGTGGGCCAGTTCCTGGGCATCATGAACAGCCCGGCCCTGATCGCCGTGGCCAAGACCACCTCGCAGGCCACGGCGACGATCAACATCCAAAACGTGCTGCAGATGCGGTCGCAGTCCTGGCACTACGACCGATCGATCTGGCTGGCCAACCACGACACGCTGCCGCAGATTGCCCAGCTCGCGCTCACCGGCAGCGGCAACGCTTCGGTGGTCTTGGTCTTCATGCCCTCTTCGCGGGAAGGCGTGCCCGAGACGCTCTTGGGCCGGCCAATCGTCTTCACCGAATATTGCCAGACGCTGGGCTCGCAAGGCGACCTGGTGCTGGCCGATTGGTCCCAGTTCCTCGAGGGGACCTATCAGCCGATGCAATCGGCCAGCTCCGTCCACGTCCGCTTCGTGAATCACGAAAGATGTTTCAAATTTTGGCTCCGCAACGCGGGCGCCCCGTGGTGGAGAACGCCGCTGACGCCGAAATTCAGCACCTATTCGCTGAGCCCGTTCGTCACGTTGCAGGCGCGACCGTAAGCGACTTGCTGAATGACGAAACACGAAATCCGAATGACGAAGGAAGTACGAAGGCTCGAATGACCTAAACGAAGACCTCCGCGCTGTTTCGAGCCTTCGTGCTTCGGTCATTCCTTCGTCATTCATGCTTCGAACTTTGGGATTCCAAACATGGGCACAATCATCTTAATTCTGGCGATCCTCTCGCTGTGCGCCGTTGGCATGGCGATCACTCAGGCCGAGAACCGCATCTCGGCCAAAATGTCGCTGCAGCATTTCGTCGCCGCGCCGGCCGCGACCACGCTGCAGACCGTGACGCCCTGGTTCGATCTCTCCAAATTCGAATGCTTCCTGGCGTCCTACGTCAAGACGGTGGGGACCGGCGCGCTGTCGACGTTTCAGATCGTGGCCAATAACAAGAGCGACGGCTCGGGCACGACCGTCACCGTGATCGCGGACGCCTTCGCGGCCGGCACGGTCGACGCGGTCGGCGACCAGACGTTCATCGAATGCACGGCCCAGCAGGTCGCGCGGCTCGCCGCCGACAACGGCGTGGCCCTCCGCTATGTGGCCGTCCAGTACCAGCAAGCGACGAGCACCGACACGGGCGTGATCAGCTACCTGGCGGTCGATCCCCGCTTCGCAATCCCAGGTTTGACGGCTGATTCGATCAGCTGAGCGTGAGACTCGACTTCGATCAGCTGAGCGTGAAACTCGACGGCAAAGGAATCAAACGATGGGCGATCCCGCGAAGGTGCACGTTCTCTTCAACGAGAACTACACGGTTCAGAACGATGATGCGGCTCAATACGCGGGTGGTCAGGTCTACGAGATGACGCCCGAGCAGGCGCGGCTCTTCGGCCACTGGTGTGATTGTGAAGTGGTCGACCTGCCCAGCTCCACGCCGCCGCAGCCGGCCGCACTCGACGCGGCCACCCAGGCCAAAGTCGACGCGGCCAAAGCGAAAAAGTCCAAAGGCAAACCGGCGGCGGCGCCGGCCGTTGATCCGCCAAAGACAGCCGCTCCGGCCGCGCCCGCTGCTCCGGCAGCTCCCCCCGCGCCGCCCGCACCACCTGCGGCCGCAGCCGCGGCTCCCCAGACTGCTCCGTCTCCGGCGTCCGCGGCTCCGCAGGCCGCGCCGCAGCCGGCCAGCACGAAGAAATAAGCGGGGAGATTTACCACAAAGGACACGACGGACACAAAGGGCGGACATGAGTCGGAAATCAGCCCGACTGTCGCTCGTCCTTCCGCTCTGTCTTTGTGCTCTTGGTGTTCTTTGTGGCCAGGCGCAGCCGATGCCTCTGAAGATGACCGTCCCGCCGACGTCATGGCCGGTGCAGCTGGAGGACGTCAAAGAAGTCCAGCCGGCCGTGCAGCATGACGCGGACGACCGGCAGCTCACCCGGCTGATCAAAGCGGCCACGCGGCATGTCGAGAACGTCACCTGGCGACAACTCGTCACGGCGACCTACGTGCTCACACTCCGCGGGTTCCCCTGGGGTCTGGGGCAATTCGCCGGGCCGGGCGATCACTACCTGGGTTTCGGCGACACGGGCTCCTTCCGCCAGATCGGCCACGAAGGCAAGATTCACCTGCCGCGGCCGCCGCTGGTTGCCGTGCTGTCGATGACCTACGTCGACTGGAACGGCAACGTCCAGACGGTCGACCCGTCGACTTATACCGTCGACCCGCATCGCGAGCCGGCCACGATTGAACCGGTGTGGGGCTCCTTTTGGCCCCCCACGCGGAACGTACCCGGCGCGGTCACGGTGACCTACACGGCCGGCTACAGCGACGAGGACGAGAACGTGCCGGAGGAACTGCGGGACGTGATCATCCGCGTGGTGCGGGCCTGCTACGACACGGGGAACAGCTTCGGCCAGGTCGCGCCGATGTTTAACGCCTTCCTCGAAGACTACAAGTTCAGGGACGCCCGCATTCTCGAATCGGTGCGGTGAACCACAAAGGATGAATAACTTGAAAGCTCATCTCGTCTGTGCCGTCGTCTCGTTGTTCGCGATCGCCGCATTGAGCGTGGACCTCGCGCCGAAACCGGGCCCCGATCCGCCCGGGGCGATCAGCTGCAATTCGTGCCACCTGCCAACCGGGGAACCGTTCATGCAGCAAGTTATTCTGCGCGAAATCATCCGGATAGAGAAACTCCGACCGACCGCTGCCAGCGACGCCGGCGGCCATGTGGATCCGGACGTCCAGGCGAATTGGGTGGAACACTGTACGCGGCGAGCCCAGGTGCTCGAGATGGGCGTCCGCGAGCAGCAATCGCCCGATAACAACGAAATCAAAACGCTAACCGTGATCCGCGTAAAGCTGCGGTGGGACGCGATCGCCGCGGCTACAAACGGCAAGATGCGCGGCAATTGGCTGAACGCGATTGGCGGCGCGCGGCGGTTAAATATCCAAGGCGTCTACGATCCTGACGGGGACCGTCGGCAACTCTTCGTGGAGTGCTTGAGCCCCACGTCCTGACAACCGGGACCTGAAACATGGTCTCCTCCGGATTCGCGGTCGCCCTGCTCGAGCTGACTGGAGACAAGCAGCTCGGGCGGAAGCTCGCGAAGGTGTCCCGGGAAGTCCAGACGAAAGTCTGCCGGCCGGCCGTGCACGCCATGCTGAAGACGATCGAGCGGGCGGCCAAAGCCGGCTGCCCGCGGCGCGAGATCAAGCGGACAATCCGCTCGCGATTTAAGAAGCCGCGCCGGGCGGGCGACGTGGACGCCAAGGTCGGGGCGGGCGTCGGGGGCGGCAAGAAAAAGAAGGACCGCGGTCGGGAAAAGGGGCACGGCGTCGGCATCTCCGCCCGCAACGTGCACTGGGAAATCCTCGGCACCAAACAGCGGTTCACCGGGACATCGACGCGCGTCAGCGGACACCGCGGCGAGCGCGTAAAAACCAAAGGCGCGGTGCAAAACCGGGGCCGCATGCCGCGGATGTGGTCACTGAAAGAGGCGGCCGAAGGCGCGTGGCCCGCAGCGCTCGGGGCGGCCCGGGTCGAGGCGCTCGAGCGGCTCTCGGAAATATCAGCGGGGTAACCGGTGCTCGATGGCTTGTGCACGCTCCTGCGAGGGCAGTCCTTCGCCGGCGTGAAGGGCGCATATGCGGTCAACGCGTCCGAAGACTCGCCGCGTCCGCAGATTCTCGTTTCGAGGTCGGGCGGCGACGGGAACGATTGCTTCGACCCGAACGATGGCAGCCTGATCAACACCGAGGCCGATTTCGTCGTCCGTGACACCAACGCCATTCGCTGCGGGGCGATCGCCGACGCAGTCGTCGCGTTTCTGAGGGATTGTTGGCCCGTCGAAATCACTTGTGTCTCGGGCAACCGCGAGATTGTCTGGGTATCCTGCACGGAGCCCGTCGACGACGGGCAGTCCGCGACGGACGGCAGCGACAAGTGGGACATCACGAGCACCTTTGCGGCGACCATCCAACACACACCCGCTTGATGAGGAGCGCGGCACGACTCGCCGCGGCATAAAAAGATGGAGAAGAAACCGGTTGCCGGCGTGGTGTTGCAGGGAGGCGTCGCGACCGTGTTTACGGCAATCGCCCAGGTGATCGAGGCCAGCGAGAGCGATCGCGGCGGCGAGACGTTCGAGAGCACATCCTTTGATTCGCCCGTCGACAGCAACGGCAACGTCGGCAAGGAGACGGCCTACAACGGGATCCTCAATCCCGGCAAGGCGTCGTTCATGATTTTCTTCGATCCGACGCTCGCCGGACATATCGCCTTACTCGCCGCGGCCACGACCTTTTTCAACTGGAAGATCGTGTTTCCCGCCAGCGGCGGAGCCTGCTGCATCTTCGATTCGTGCGTGGCCAAGTTCGGCCGCGACTACAAGATGGGCGACGGCCTCAAGATGAGCGTCGATCTGACGCTGACGGGGCTCGTCACCGACGTCGGTCCATTCTGAGTCGAGCGAGGGGACGTCAGTCCCCTGAGTGGCTAGTGGCTGGTGGTCAGTGGCTAGAAAAACGGGAAATCTATGAAAGCGCGACTACACTTCGATTCGTTCGGGCATGTGTGCAACCTGCCGCAGGCGGCCCGCGAGGAGCATTTTAAGCGGAGCGGCGTGGCCCATCATGCGAAGCTGCCGGCCGGGACGATCATCGACCATCCGGACGCCTGGCAGCTCGTGCGGAACGGGCATGCCGAGCCGGCTGACGAGGAATGCAGAATCGCGGCCGCGATGACGCAGGCCGAAATGGACGCGGCCAAGGCCCGCTACCAGCGGATCGCCGTCGGCCGCGGCACGGGCCTCAAAAAATACGATGCGCCGCCGCCGGCCGCCGAAGTCCAATCGATGGCCGACGCCGCAGTCCAATCGATGGCCGCCGCCGCAGTCTGACCTCTCGCCGGAGTCTTCAAAGACCTTGTGCTCCTTGTGCTCTTTGTGGCTTCAAAAGAAGTTCGAAACCATAAAGGATACGACGGACACAAAGAAAACCGAGGGTAAAGCATGATGGTGCTGAAGCGGGATGAGATTCTCAAAGTTCGGCCGCGGGTGGTCGAGCCCGTCCCGGTACCCGAGTGGGGCGGCGATGTGCTCGTGCAATCCATGACGCCGTCCGAGGCGGCGAAATTCGAGGCGCGGCTGCTCGATCGCGAGGGCGAAATCATCCCTCACATGCTGATGAGCTATAACGAGCGGCTGTGCATTGAAACCGTCGTCGACGAGCACGGGCAGCGGGAGCTCAAGGACTCCGATCTGCCCACCCTGATGAAAGACAACAATGCGGCCGCCGTGCGACGGGTCGCCGACAAGGCCTGCGAACTGGCTGGCCTCGACAAGAAGCGCAACCGCAAGCAGGTGGGCGACCTCTCGGGAAACTGCGACACGCCACGCGCCTCCGCTGGTTGATGAGGTGCGTGGCGATCCCGGCCGGGCGCTTTGACTGGGACGTCTACGTCGACGAACTGGGGGCCGAGCGGATCGCCGAGCTGGAGGCGCTGTGGGCCGTCGAGCCGTGGGGCGACGAACGGGCCGATCGCCGGGCCGAGGCCCACACCCGCATTCTCGCCGCCGCGTTCGGCAACTCCACGCCCATCGACGACTGCCTGTTCGACTATCTCGAGCTCCGCGACGCGGAGGAAGAGACCGACCCGGAGACGAGCGCAGCGATCGTCCGGGGCGTGCTGCACGGGGCGCAGGAACAGTAAGCACGAAATCCTAATGACGAAGGAAGCAGGAAGCTCGAAGCACGAATGACGAAGGAAGCACGAAGCACGAATGACTAAACAGTGCCAGCGTCTTTGAAGACAGCGCGCCGGCTCCGTTTCGGGCTTAGGGCATTAGGCGGGTACCCGCGCTCCGTGGGTGCCTTCGTCATTCGGATTTCGTGCTTTTCCCCATATGGCTGCCATCGGTGATTTAGTCGCCAATCTCAGGGCCAACGCGGCCCCGATGATCGCCGGCCTCGAGGCGGCGAAGGGGGGCGTTTCGCGGTTTGCCTCGTTCACCCGCTCGGCCCTCGCGCCGGTCGCCGGCGCGTTTGCCGGCGCTTTCACGGTCAGCGGCATGCTCCGGGCGGCCGGGGAACAGGCCAAAGCCCAAAAGATGCTGGCCAGCCAGGTGGCCGGGACGGGCGAGGCCGCCGGCCTGACCACGGGGCAGATGATCGAATTCGCCCAGAGCCTGCAGAAGACGACCAATTTCTCGGCTGCGGCGACCGAAGGGGCCATGTCGCTGTTGACCACCTTCCGCAACGTGAAGGGGGATCAGTTCAAGGGGGAGATTAAAGAGGCGCAGAACCTGTCGACCGTGCTGGGCGTCGATCTCACCAGCGCCACGCGGCTGGTCGGCAAAGCGCTCAACGATCCGGTCAACAGTCTGAAATTGCTGCGGAAGGCGGGCGTGCAGTTCACGGCCGAGCAGCAGCAGCAGATTCAGGCGATGCAGGCGGCCGGCAATATGGCCGGCGCGCAGCAGATTATCTTGAGCCAGCTCGAGGGGAGCTTCGGCGGCGCGGCCGAGAACATGGCGTCACCCATGACGCAGCTCAGCCATGTGATCGAAGACGTTTCGGCCTCGCTTGGCTCGATCCTGGGGCCCGGCATCAAAGTCGTGGCGCAGACGATGGCCGAGATGCTCGGGCCGCTCGACGAGGCGCGAGGTTCGCTGCAGGCCTTCGGCAAGCTGATCGCGTCGTTTATTGGGGCGATCTTCAAGCCGTTTGGGACGGCCATTGCGCAGACGGCCCAGTTGCTGATGGGCATGTGGGCCGGTGGCTCGGTCTCGGCGGCGGACTTTGGCAACGTGGCCAAACTGGCCATGGACAACATGACACTGGGCATGATGGACCTGCTGCCCAACGGGGAAAAAGTGTTCACCGCGATCGGCGTGTACGGCGCGGCGACCTGGGAGGCGATCTCCACCAGCCTGGCGTCGCTGTGGGAGAACGTGAAGAGCGTCTGGACGTCGATGGTCGACCTGGCCAAAGCCGTCGGCGGCGCCATCTACGCGGCGTTCCAGGCCGCGTGGAACATGGAGGATCCGATCGAGGCGGCGAAAAAGGCGTTCGCCGACGGCATGAAGCAGATGCGGGAGACGAACTTCCAGAACCCGCTCACGGCCGGGATGGACAAGTTCAACGACACGGTCCGCGACGCGACGCAGGGCCTGGCCGAGCAAGGCGGTCTGAAAAATGTGTTGACGATCGACCGCGACAAGCTGAAGCGGGACGTCAAAGCGACGATCGACGGGCTCCCGAAATTGCCCGGCATCACGGTGCCCGATTTCAAGAAGCACGCTCCGATCGACGCGGGCACGGGGGGCAAGCCGGGAAAAGAGAAAAAGGCGCACGCCGAAAGGCAGGAGAAGCTGGAGGCGTTCGAGGCCAATTCGAAAGAAGCCCTCGAGGCGCTGGCCCAAGCAGCGCGGGGCGACTTGGGCGACACGGCTGAACGGACCGCCGCGGCCGCGGAGCGGACGGCCGACGCGACCGAGCGCTCGGCCGACGTGGCCGAAGACGGCGACGACGGCGACAACTACGACGGTCTACCGGGTTGAAACATGAGCGTCGCTGAAGTTCACGAAGTGTTTGAGGACGAGGGTGAGCTCGTCTTTTCGTTCACGCCGGAAGACACGTCCGCGCGATGTTTCCGCGTCCGCTGCACGAGCCGGACCGACGGGCCGGCCGTGCTGGCCGCGTCGGGCCTGTTACCGCTGCCCGGCATGTCGCACCCCACCCTGCCCCACATCGCCCGCAAGGCCAAAGCCAAGCGGATCGACAAAAGCCCGTATCACTGGTGGTGGAACGTCGACTACAGCGACGCGCCGATCAAGGAGCCGCAGGATCCCAACCCGCTCAACCGGCCGGCCGTGATCACGGGCAACGCGCGGCAATACAGCCGGCACACGCTCATCGATCGCGACCAGAACGCGATCATCAATGCGGCCGGCGACCTGTTCGACCCGATCGAGATGGACGACGCCCGCTGGACGATCAAGGTCAAGAAAAACATCCCGTACAACGCGGTCCCCTCGATCCCGAACGACGTGATCAATCAGGACCCGTTTTCCATCTCGCAGATCGGCCTCTCGGTCGACCAGGAAACGCTGAAGATCTCGGAGCAGGAGATCGACGACCTGAAGACTGAGCTGGTGGTCATCGCCGGCGTCTTTTCGGCCATCACCTATCGCGCGTACGGATTTTCGTTGGCGTACCGCGAGGAGGGCTGGGCGTACAAAACACCGCAGCGCGGGTTCCGCGCGCTCAACGTCGGTTCGAACCCGCTGGTCAGTATCACTGTCGGCATGCTGTATTACATCAAGATTCTCGACGCCAATAATCTCGCCGTGCTGGCGCACAAGCCGCAATACCTCAATGATGACGGCTCTGAACTGTTCCCGGCCCCCACCGCGGTCAACCCCGATTTGATCGTTTACAAGCAGGTCAATCTCTACACCGATTACGATTTTTCGACGCTGACGCCCTATTGCTCATAAAGGAGCGGGACCGTGCCGCACGGTACGCGACTCTCGCCGCGCGCGAAGGCCGACCTCGACACGGCCATTCTCCGCGATCGCGAGCGGCTGACCGGAAACAACGGTGAGTCCGCTGAGGGAGGAGCCGCTGCCCACCAGGGCTCTTTGCTGGGCAAGACGCAGGCGGCGATCGCTCCCGGCAGCTTCGGGCCGGTCAACTTTTGGACCGGACCCAAAGGCAACGAGACTGACTCGGGGATCACGGTTCAGGTCTACCTCCGGGCCAATTTCGCCAGCCAGTCGATCGGCACGCAGAAGTTCGTGATCTTCGAGTCGATCGACCGGGGCTACGAGATTACGGTGGCCAACCCGTGCGGATGAGGAGGGGCGGATGCTCGTCGCCTTCATGTGGCAGGCCTGCTGCTGCGGCGTGCTCAAGTTCTGGTGGTTTAACCTGGTTTACCTGCTCGCCGATCGGGTGACGTACTACGACAACACCCAGCTCGCCAACTCGCTGGCCAATTCGCTCCCCGGCAACGGCGGCTCGTTCGACCTGAGCCCGACCGATGACACGCTGGCCGCCGTCGGCGACGTGCAGGGGAGCGGCTCCAGCCTGGGCTACCAGCAGCAGCTGTTTGTCTATCCGGCGATCGACCTGGTTCCGAACCAGGACCCGACCGTGACGGGGACGCCGCCCCTCTATTCGTTCGCGGGGCTTTATAACCCGGCCGCCGCCTCGCCCTTCAACGTCGAGCTGCAGCAATACGCGACCGTCGCGGCGCTCCCCGACGGCGGCTATCTCGCCGGCCTGGTGCACAAGTTCTGGACGAACAGCCCCATGGGCAGCTCGCCGTTCCACCTCCTCTGGGAAGTGCAACAGATCACGACCGAGACCACGCGCGAGGTGCAGACGGTCGCGATTTCCGGCACGCCGACGGGCGGAACGTATACGCTGACCTGGATCGATCCGAAGACGAGCCTGCCGTCGACGACGGCCCCGATCAATTACGACGCGCCGCAGGACCAGGTCCAAAACGCGCTGCTCGGCCTGACCGGCATTAACGCGGTCGGCGTGGCCACGACGGGGACTGCTCCCAATTTTACCCACGCGATCACGTTCAACGGCGTCGCGGGCCCGGTCGCCCTGCTGACTGATGTCAGTTCGCTCGTGGGCGGCTCGATCGCCATTGCTCGGCGGACCGCGGGACGGTCGGGCAGCACACACAATACGGTCTGCACGATCGATCCCTTTGGCCAGCAGACATACGCCGTGCTGGCCAATATCACTGTCAACGGTGGCAGCGGGCTGACCCAGGCCGAAATCAATTCCAACTTGCCCACGATCGAGAGCAATCTGTCGGCCGTCAATCAGGACGGCACGCTCTTCTGGCCCAATAGCCGCTTTCAACCCGCCGCCGAGGTGCAACTCGTCAGCTGCGCTCCCTCACCCGCGACGGCGGGAACCTACACGATTACCACGCAATTTGGCACCACGGCTGCGCTGCCCTTCAGCGCCAGCCCGGCCCAAATTCAAGCCGCGCTCCGACTGCTGGCGGGACTGAGCCAGGTCACCGTCGCGTCGGAGTACGCTTTCGGCTATGGGCAGTATTCTTTCTCGATCACGTTCAATTATCTGGCCGGACCGCTGACGCTCGTCACGATCGGCAACTCGACGACGGGCGGAACATTCACGGTCAGCCGCACGCAATCGAATCCCGGCGTCGCCGGCGTTCCCCCCGGCTATTGGAAGGTGACGGGCAGCTCCTCCGCGCACGTCGACCTGCTGGCCGAGCCGACCTGGTGCGAGTGCCTGCCGAACGGTGCGCTCGTCGCGTCGGGCGCGGGGTTCGATGCGACCGGCAATACGCTGCTCGTCGACACGGGATCCGGCCCGGCGTTCGGCGGGAAAGCCCAGGGCATCACCTTTCATTCCGCCGGCTGCGTCGACGACTCCGATTTCATTTACTGCACCGGCCAGACGTCAAGTCCGCCGACGCTGTATCGAATTCAGATCGGCGGCGCGCCGATCAGCGGCAGCTTCACGATCACCGTCAATGGCCACACGACGACGTCGCTGGCGTTTAACGCGAGTCAGGCGGACGTGCAGTCAGCACTGCAGGCGCTCCCCGGCCTGGCGACCGCGACGGTCTTTTGGTCCGGCACGTCCAACGTTACGAACATTCTCAAGTTTCCCGGGCAAGTTTTTCAGGCGGCGCCGGGCCTTACCAGTCAAATGCTGATTAAGCCGGCCCTGTCGTACAGCGTGACGGGATCGGGCGACGGAAGGTTGGCTGTGCAGCGTGTCGGGATTTCCGGATCGCCGACAGCCGGCAGCTATACGATCTCCTGGGTGAACGCCAGCAGCGTGACGCTGACGACGGCGCCGATAGCCTGGAACGCAGCGCAGGCCGACGTGCAATCTGCTCTCAGGGCGTTGGCCGGCCTTGGCAGCGTCACTGTCTTCACCACCGGCACGACGCCGAACTTCACTCATACGATCACGTTCAGCGGTGTTCCTGCTCCCGTCGCACTTGCCACCGTCAATAGCTCTCTGACGGGAGGAAGTGTCGCCGTACAGAACGCGGGAAACGCGGTGACCGAGACACAGGTCATTTCGGCCGCGACGGGCGGATTGGACTACCAAGGCGCCACGGGCGGCACTTATGTGCTTTCGTTCAACGGGCAAAGCACGACACCGATCGCCTACAACGCCTCCCAGTCAGACATTCAAGCCGCGATTCAGGCGCTGCCGGGACTCAGCACGCTGACCGTTTCCGGACACATCAACGGCGGAAATGGCAGCTATACAATTAGCTTCACCGGCATCGCTGGTCCGCAGAACTCCTGGTCCGTCGCCGACAATCAAACGACCGGACCTCCCTACATCTTCATCAATCAATTCACCTCCACCGACCAGCTGATCAAGCTCGACGACAGCTTTCACGTGCAGTGGATCGCCGATTTTACGCCCTATTCGATCGCCGGCCTGATGGTGCAGGGCGATACGATCTACGTTTTTGAAAACGTGGGGAACCAGCCCAATTCGATCAGCATCACCGAATTCGATCCGGGGACCGGGCAGCGCATGAAGACGCTGCCCGTCCCGCCGTCGCCGTTCGCCGTCGCGCCCTATCTATCACTCAGTCTGGTCAACCAGGTGAGCGGGTCGGGCCAACGCGGGCCGCTCTCGGCCGACGGACGACCGGCGATTGCCTGATGCGTGGCAAACCCTATCCGCCGATCGATCATTGCCGGCACCTGGGGAAAATCATCCGCCAGGGCCAGCGGACCGTCTGCGGCCAGGTGGGACGCCCGTTCGACGTGCACGCCTGCGCGGTGCACGGCGAATGCTCGCTCCGCCGCGTCTGCCGCAATTGCCGAGATTGTTCGCATTGTGCCCAGTACGAACCGCGCGTCGACGGAGCGTCCGCAGAAACCTCGAAGGACTGACGTCGTGGACGTGCAAACCGCCGTCGATCGGTTCATCGTATGGTGCTCCGACAAGCGGGCGCGTGCTACCTGCTTGCTATACCATTCGCGGCTCCGTTCGCTGGTCGCGTTCGTTCCGGCGGAGGGCGAAGCTCCGCTGGGCGTCCGCGAATTGGGAGTTATTTCGCGCGAAATGATCGAGGCCTGGCTGGCCGCGGCCGCGCGGCATCCCGACGGCCGGCCGAAGGCGCCCGACACGATTCGCGCCAACGCGATCGCGTTCGTGCAATTGCAGAAATGGGCCGTCGACTACGGGTTCTTGGCCAATCTGATCGTCGAAAAGGTCAAAAAGCCGATGGGCCGCTGGCGCGAGCGGATTCCGAGCCCCGAAGAGACCGCCCGGCTGCTCGAGCACGCGCCGCGCGAGTTTGAATTGATGTATCGCGCGCTTCGCCAGTCGGGCGCCCGTCCCAACGAGCTCTGCCGCGCCACGATCGCCGACTGGAAGCGCGGCGAACGCATGATCGTGCTGGCGCGACACAAGACGGCCGAGAAAACCGGCCGCACGCGAAAGATCGCCGTGGGTGCGAAACTCGAAGCCATGCTGTTCGAGGCCATCGGCACGCGGAGCGCAGGCCCGATCTTCCTCAACCAGAAAGGCAGCGCCTGGCAGCCGCAGCGGCTGTCGACGATCTACCGCAACCTGCGAAACCGCGCCGGCCTTCCTAAAGATCTCTGCCTGTACCTGACCCGTCACGAGCACGGCACCATTCTCTGCCGCGAACGCGGCATCAAGGTCGCGTGCGACGCGCTCGGCCACACCACCATCAACACCACGCAACGCTACGCCCACACCACGATCGAAGAGCAGGCCGCGGCTCAGGACGTCTTTTGACGCTGATCCTGCTTTTCGGGCCGTCCCCAAGCCGCGAACGGTCCATTCGGAAGCGAAAACCAGATTTTGCGGAAAAGCCGCGAAGCAAAGGGGGGGGACGGTCAAATCCTACCGAAGCCGCGCGCCCCCCAAACCGCACCCCAGCCGCGCGTTTTTTTTGTCAAAATTGGCCGCGTTTTTTGCCCGGACAGCCGTTAGAAACGATCGCGATTTCGGCTTCGGTGGGCGGCTGATAGGGCTGCCCGTGTAATGGCTCGGGCTGCTGCCTGGCGCGTGGCGCGGGAACGTCAAAAAAGTCATCCGGCGGCAGAGCGGGCGGCGCCGGCCGTGATCTCGGTGCCACGGCATGGGGAGGCCGGGCGATCAGCTCGCCGGTCAGTGGGACGACGATCGGGTTCTTGCAGCTGTTGCACTGACCTTTTTTGCCGGCGGCCTCGTCGCGGACACGAATTTCGCGTCCGCACTTGGGGCAGGCGAAGGTGATGGTCACGGATCTCGCTCCCTGCTTTGGAGTTGGCCTGCTCCCTCGGCAGAAGCTCGACCGTTTCCGTGGTCGAGATGCGAAGAAACCAACGTACACCCGGCGCGCGCGGATCGCAAGAAAAATTTCTCGCGGCGATCACGGCTCACCCAAATAGGTGAGCCGGAAGCAAACCGCACTTTCCTTGATGAGCGTTATTAACGAAAACACCGTCTGCATCATAATTTGAGTGCAGAGGCTGAGGGTTCAAGTCCCCTATCCTCCAAAACTCGGGCGGCGAAGCCGAGTTCGTGTTCAGTATGTTAGAGGTCAGGGGTATTAGACCCCTGACCTCTGGGAGCGATGTCCGGGGGGACTGCCGGAAACCGCAAGGTCCGGACGGCACAAACAGAGGCCTCGGCCTCCGCTAGACGCCGCGCAACCCCCCCGGATCTTTCTTCTCTGCTTGACCCGGAGTCGGCGGCCGGCCACAATCCGCGGATGCCCATCATGGAGAAGTTCGTTCGCATCGGGATCGGTGAGCTGACCCGCGTGCGGATCGCCTGCACCAAATGCGGCGCCGCCCATGAGCTCGCGGTCAATCAACTCCATAACTTCCAACTCGCCCCGTGCCCGCACTGCGGACAGCTCTTCGGACACTCGGCCGAGTTTGAGCGGCTGATCGCCGCCCTGAAAGAGTCGCTCACGAAGCTGGGCGAGATGAGCTGCCCAACAGTTGAATTCATCGTCGTCGAACCCGCCCAATAGCTTATTCCCACTTTTGGGAATTCCGAGATTCACGGTTTCCCCGTCTTGCAATCCGCGCAGACCGTCGCGCATCATGGCCCTCGCGTTAAGTCTAGCGTTCGCCAGACCGCGACCTGGTCAGCTTCTTTGAAGTGACCACCAAGGCCGAGACCTGCGAACGCCGAAACCTTCAGCGTTCGATGTGGTCGGCCCCGCTTGACGGCTAACGCCGGCCTTGGTGACTTTTGCGGAGTCCTCCGTGTTTCCAGCGGATGACCAGCTCCCTTCACGGCGTGAGGAATCAGCCCC